AAATTGCCAAGGATAATAATATTGATCCGCAGGAACTTAAAAATGCTGGCTATATCGATAATATTTTAGATATTGTTAATCGCAAAAAGAAAACATCTGTTGAGGAAAAGGTTGCTAAGTATCGTGAGCTAGTTGGCCTTGATATGGTTGATAACATTGAAAAAGAAGGCGGCAAAGAAGTTACGGCCTCGCGTATTTCCCTTAGTATTCGTGATAAAGTTGCCCAAAGCGTAGGAAATGATCAACAGCTAATGGAAAAAATAAATCAATTTATTGATCAGGTAATTACCAATCGAAATGGCTCTATCGCTACGCCGGCAATTTTAGATCAGCTAGAGAGTTATATAAAGGTGGATAAGGAATGGTTACGCGAACATCTTGAACAGATTGAGAGCATGGTTGCTAACGCCAGAAAAAAGTTTCAGCCGGAAATGTACAATGAGCTTCCAATAAGTGATCTAGCAAGAACAGACGAACCATCTAAGGGTGAAAAAGAAGCCCCTCCTTTCCTTCCGCCGGCAGCTTCTCCAGCCTAAGAACGGTAGGTAATAAGTGCAGAAAAAAACTGTTTATATATCTACAGAAGAAAGCTTTAATAAGCTTTTTTCTGATATGAAAAATGAGTTGCTTAAAGTAGACCCAGTTGCCTTTACAGAAACTTATTTAAAACTTGAGGGCGATTCGTTTAAAGTTTCCGGCAATGGATGGAAATTTATGAGCGACATTTATCGCTATATCGCTTTAAAAGCAATCCATCCTGATGGTAAACCAATTGTTATTTTAAAAGGACGACAAGTAGGCGCTACTGTCATGGCAGGAGCCCTAGATCTTTATTTTACGGCTAGTGGATTATTTGGTAGTGCAGGATATTCTCCAATTACCGTTCTCCATTGTTTTCCCGATCTTTCCCGTGCAAAAAAGTTTTCACAGGTCAAGCTTGATGCATTAATTAATAGTGCATCGAGCGACTATATTAATCAGCAAAAAGTTGGCTACAATCCAAAAACAAAAAAGATTTCGGCTGATAAACCCGATAATATTACCCTTAAGCAATTTAAAGGCGGCTGTAATCTATGGATTGAAAGCCTGGGTAATAACAGTGACCGTATCCGTGGTATCTCCTGCGATGCAATCTTTTTTGACGAGGTTCAGGATATGTCACCTACTGCCATTGGTGTCGCGTTAAAGACCTTAACTGCATCAAAATATGGCCGCAAAGGTAGGGGAATTCAGGTTTATTTTGGAACCCCCAAGGCAAGAGGTAGTTATTTTGAAAGCGGCCTATGGGATCAAACAGATAAAAGGTATTATTTCTTAGGCTGCACAAATAAGGAGTGCGGCCATTATTTTATGTTGTCATCGCCCGGAACGGATGATTGGAAAAAGATTTGGTTATTTGATCAAACTATTAAATGCCCAAATTGTGGACATGAAGAAGATAAGAGAATTCTTGTTGAAAACGGCAAATGGGTACCAACCGAGCCTTTCAATAAAGATGGCACAGAGAAAAATTTTATTGGATATCATATTAGTCAACTATATGTTCCAACACTAGATAAAAAATATATTCTAGATCAGCATCCAGATAATAACAAAGCTTCGTCTGAGAGGATATATTATAATGAAGCATTGGGAGAGTTTTATTCCGGCTCCGATATGCCAATTACTAGGGATGAAATTGAATTAATGTGTAAAGACCAGGATCGCTCATTTAGTAAATTTATTCTTCCATCGCAAAGAAAAACATGGATGGGGGTAGATTGGGGCGGAAAAGTAGATGAAGAAAATTCGAGTGGCGGCCAATCTTATTCATGTGTTGCCGTTATCTCCGCTGATAGTACAGGAACGCTAAGTGTGGAATTTGCTTATAGAATGAGGAGCACTGATTTTCAGCACAAAATGGAGTTTGTAAAAACAATGTATAAAAACTATAATTTGCGCCTCGCCGTCGCGGACTATGGTTATGGTCATGATATTTGTAATGAACTGCAAAAAATTTATGGAGATAGGTTTCTTAGTGCATTAACAAGCGGAAGCCTTAAAAAGCCGGTAATATACGAAAGAGATTTATTACAATTAAAATGGAATAAAGATTATTACATTGAAGAGCTTTTTGATTTAATGAGAAAAGGTAAAATTAGATTCCCATGGAAAAGCTTTGAAAATATGGATTGGCTTATTGAACATATTACATCTATGGAAGTCCAGCATACAATAGTGGGCGGTATGCCAAAAAAATCATATATTAAGGGCATAATGCCAAACGACGGTTTTATGGCATTAATTTATGCATATTTAGCATATAAATTTGAAATTTCAAGGGGCTTTAGTGTTAACTTAAACAATCCAAATCAAGCTTCTATTGCTATGCCCAAGCTAGCGTATATACCAAAATTTAAATAAAGTTCATTATTGAGGGAATAAAAAAATGGCAGACAGATATAAAAAAGATGGCAAAAAAGCTTCAGTTACAGAAGATTCTAATATGAAAACTGGAACTGTGTTGCGCACTCAAAAGACAACAAATGCTGCGAGCAAAGAAGATTTTTCTGCTGCGGCATTAAAAAGATTAAGTGATATTCGCAAGGGACAGATTCAAGAAGTCCTTGAAAAGAAAAATTATGGTAATGGCAAAGAATCAATTAATCATGGTGTAATTGGTGTTCGTAGTGATCCAAAGCGAAGGATGGAAGCTGATATAAAGCGAGCTATAGATACTACGCCAAGCTTGAGAAAAATTGCAGATAGTGGTGTGGCCGGTGATTTTACCATTGGTCATATGGGCGGTGGTGGTAGAGGCGTTGATAGAGCGATACCAGAAATATATTCTCCACTATTTCAAGTAGCTAACTTAAATCTACCACGCGATCGTATGACAATGAATGCGTGGAATAGAAACTTTTTTGATACTCATCCTATTGTAAGGAACGCAATAACACTTCATGCGACATATCCTATTTCTAAAATCAATGTTAAATGTAAGCATCGCAAAGTAGAACAGTTCTTTAATGATATGGCCGAGCGCATTGATTTATTTGATGCCATCGCTGGTGTTGCATTTGAATTTTGGAAAATGGGAGAGGCCTTCCCATATGCAGAACTTGATGAGAACAATGGTATTTGGTCAAGTATAGTTGTTCAGAATCCAGATTATGTAACTGTAAAGAAATCAGGTGTCTCAAATATACCAATCATTTCTTTGCGTCCAGATGAAATTTTAAAGAAGATCGTTACAAGCAATCATCCATCTGACATTAAAATGCGTCAATCAATTCCAGATAATATTATTCATCACATTAGAAAAAATGAACCGATCCCACTAGATAATTTCAATGTCTCACACCTTAAGATGCTGAGTTCGCCATATGATGTCCGTGGTACAAGTATTATCGTAAGCTGCTATAAAGACTTGATGCTCTACGATAAGCTTCGTGAATGTAAATTTGCCCAAGCGGACAGCCTGGTAAACCCGATTACATTAATTAGTGTCGGCGGTTCTGGTGAAGGTGAGTTCCATCCAAGTGATGCACAGCTTGAAGCCTATAGACAAATTTTCGAAGAGGCGCAATGGGATAAAGATTTTAAGATCGTTACGCACGCCGCCGTTAAAGTTGAGAGAGTTGGAGCAAGTGGAGCGATTCTTGATACGCAAAATGATTTTAATTTCATTCGTGAAAATCTTTACGCTGGTTTAATGGTTCCAAAATCAATTATGGATACCGAGGGAACCGCATATGCGTCAGCCTCTATTGGCTTAGAGGTTCTTCGTACGCGATATATTACATTCCGTAATATGATTGAAAAATGGCTGGAGAAAAAAATCTTCGCGCCCATTTCTCAAATTCAAGGATTCTTTGAATATCGTAATGGAGAGAAGGTACTAATAGTTCCAGAGATTGATTGGAACCATATTAATCTCTATGATCTAAATGACTATATTCAGGCGCTTGGAGCATATGTTGAAAAGAGCCAGATCTCTGTTCATACCCTTTATCGTTCGCTTGGATTGAATTGGGAGGAAGAACAAAGGCTTATTCGAGAAGAGATGGTTCGCGGCGCTATTATGGCTAAAGAACAGAATGAGCTCAAGAATATGGGCCTAGTAGAGCTACGCGCACTTGACCCAGATGAACAAATTATTGAAAGCAATAAAGAAAAAGAGGCTGTTCCTGGCGAACAAGTGGGTGAAGCTGGCGAAGCCGGCGGTGAAGCCGGTGGAATGCCCGACCTCGGTGGTGGTGGAATGCCAGATCTTGGCGCTCCGCCAGGTGGAGAAGGCGCGCCCCCTGAAGTACCAGGTGGTGCAGCTCCAGAGGCCCCGCCAGCAGCGCCACCACCTAGCGAACCACCAAAGTAAGGTTAAATTATGGACACCGAGAATAGCCGCCTTTCATATTTCGATGCCAAGAGAGAGCTTAAAAAAATATATAATTTAGGCTTAAAGGCCATTCAGCGTAAAGATGACAAATATATTAATTTTTTACTATTCAATTTAGACCAGTTAGACGACGCATTAAATAATAGATTTAATATAGATGCATTTGGTTTATATGTATTAAAGAAAGAAATTGATGGAATGCGTTATTCTATTACCACTGGATTAAAAAAGAAAAAAACTGAGGACGCCGCACATGAAAAAAAACGCAGAAAAGAAGCTTTACAGTCAAATAGGTAGAGTTTTGGTTGCGACTACTCCAGATGGGGCAGCCGAGGAGCTGAGCTTATTACTTAAGCTTGCCGATATTTTAGATCAAATGGGATCGACTAAGGATGCTGATCATGTCGATAAAGTAGCAATTGATCTGGATAGATTAATAAAACAAAGTCAATGGTGGGCCAATATAATGGGCGGCGGCGCAGGGGCTCTTAAAAGTTTATGGGAGCGCTCTAAGGGCGGAGAAGAACTTTTTAGTAAAAAGGGGCTAGTTGATATATTGACGGAGTTCTTATTAGATACGGGACTTACGGCCCTTTCAAGTGAATTAGTTGATGTTGTTGAAGAGCACATTCCAGGGGCAAAATGGTTTGTTGATAAAACTGCGCTTAATATAGCCATAAAAGGTGCATTAACTTATGCAGTTAGAAATTCTGATTTCGTGTCAAAACTTGTAGATGGCATTAAAGATGAGGTTGGTAAAGTGTTT